GAACCTTGATAAATATTTAGAATTATGTCTTAAAAAAAATAAATTATTTAAAATATATAATTATGAAAAAGAAGAACAAATAAAGAAATATTTAGAGCATATTCTAAATAAAAATATAGATAGAAGTAAAAATAATAATTCAGATTATATTTCTTCTAGTTTATTCATATATATTATATATTCATATTTTATTCATAATAACGAAGATGACCCCAATATAATTAATAAACTAAATAAAATATTATTTAATGAAAGAGTAATTATAGGAGACGATAAAATAGATGAGGATATTGAATATACATTATTATTACGTTCATTATTAAATACTAAGTTAGATGATCTTAAAATAGATGATGATATAAATAGTATAAAAGACAAGGTTATTGAAAAATACGAAGAATATTATAAAAACAATCAAGATAAATATAAAGAAAATGAAGAAATTAAAAATATATTGACGAAATTACTTCCAGAAAAAATTAAAGAAAACCTTGATTTAAAAATTAAAGATTTTAATGCTTTATTAAAAGAAACTAATAACAATATAGACTTTGGTAGACCTGTATATTATTTTAATTTATATCTGGCATTAGAATTAGCTTTATGCTTTGGAATAATTATATTAATTTTAATGATTATTTATAATTATAGTGGTGATGTAAAAATTAAAGAAACACTAACTATAATTATGATAAATATTATAATAATTATTGATACCCTCAAAGATGCAATATTGGGTGTTATTTAAAATATTAATTATTTATAAAGTAGAATAACAATAATATGTCAGATAAAGAAAAAAATGCTAGTATATATGAATTTATATTTACAACATATGCTATATTAATTTTATTTATCATAATTATTTTATGTTTCAATAATTTTTACAACTTATTAATTTTTTTAGAAGACAGCGATGAAAATATTATAAATAATCCATTTTTAAATGATAAAATAATTATAAAAGATTTATTTGGATTTAAAATAGTAAATTATTATATAAATAAGGCAGAATATAATAAATACCCTAATACTTTTTGTAATTTATCGTTAGATATTAACGAAACTATATTACAGTTTTTTAAAGTAATATCTATAATTATAGTTATAATTATAGCATTATTATTAATTATACAATATATATCTCGTTCTGTAAATAAAGATGAAACAAATTTTGAAAGATTTAACTTATGGAATATTTATAGAAGTTTTTCAGTACTTGTTATTATAAGTATAATTCTTTTATTTGTAATAATTATTTATAGAATTAGTAATAGTGAAGTTGATAAATTAATGAAAAATATTGGAAAACTTTATATTTTTAACGATGAAGATAATGATAATTTATATCTACATAATAAAATAAGGCGTGATTTTTATAATTTAGACGAAACGAATAGAAATTATGTAAAATTATCATTAGAAACAGTAAGTAAATATAATAATATAGACAAACTTGAAAAAGATAATTCTTTCTTAAATAATTTATATAATTTGTGTAATAAAATAAATTATAGAAATATAGAAAAATCTGATATTGATGTTTTTAAGACTTTTAGCAAAATTATTAATAATTACGAGAATACTGATAATGAAGAAACTAAAAAATATGATTTTTTTAAAGATATATTAAGTATAGACTTTAATAATCAAAAATATAAGAATAAAGATGATATTATAATATTATCATCTTTATTACAAGCTAAATATCTTAATGAAACAAATAATAATGATGATGAAACAGATAATAAAGATGATTATATAACTATTCTTAAGAATGAAATAGGAAATGAAAAAACGGACGATGAAATAAAATTAATAAATATTATGAAAAGTTCTAAAAGAATTGTATTTAATGATATTATATTAATATTTATAATAACATTTATTTTAATATTTTGCTTTATTATTCTTTCATTGACATTATACTATAGCAAAAAAGAGAATATTAATTGTTATTTCAAAGATAGTGATAGTTCTACTATATGGATTTTAGATAAAATAAAACCAATATATACAAAATTATGTCATATTGTTGATCGTATATTTACAAATATTAAACTTATATTATAATATTATATTTAAGGAATTACTAAGAATGAGATATTAAATGGAAAATAAGTATTTGCTAAATATTAAAACAATACAAGCATCAACATTTAAACAAGTTATTGATGCTTTAAAAGAGATTCTAATGGATGTGAATTTAGAAATTGATGAAACAGGTATTAAAATTGTAGCAATGGATAATACACATATTGTACTAATACATCTTAAACTTGAAGCTGAAAAGTTTGAGATATATGAATGTGAAAAAAAAATATATGTTGGAATAAATATGTTGCGTCTCCATGCTTTGATAAAGACAATTACAAATAATGATATTCTATCACTATATATATTAAAAGAAGATCCTAATCATTTAGGAATATCAATAGACAATAATGATAAAAATTATAAGACGAATTATAAGTTATCGGTATTAGATATAGATGTTCTGAATATCCAAATACCACCTGTTGACTTTCATACAATTATTAATATGCCTTCCTCTTATCTTCAAAAAATTATAAGAGATATGCATAATCTTGCGGAATTTATTGAGTTTAGAAATATTGGTGATAAATTAATCTTAAGTTGTAAAGGTGACTTTTGTCAACAAGAAACAATTTTAGGTTCTGAGAAGTCTCAGGCAATTACAATAACAAAAAATAATAATGAAGAGGAACATGAAATAATACAAGGTATATTTAGTTTAAAATATTTATCCATATTTACAAAATGCACTAATCTTTCTAATACAGTTGAAATATATCTTAAAAATAATTATCCAATAATTCTTAGATATACTATTGCATCTTTAGGAGAAATAAAATTATGTTTATCACAACAAGATGTATCATAACATTATAATATGCTATATATAAAAAATACTATGTTTTTTGTAATTTTGGGTATAAAATATATTTATAATATATATTTTGTATTTTATATAATGTTTTTATTAGAACCTTATATAATTCATCTAGACATAAAAAATAATTATTGGAATATATAATTTCTTTGTCATTTATAATATAATTAATTTGTTTTTTTATTTGATCGAATATACTTATAAGTTTATTCATATTATCTAAAATATTATACAATTTCCTTAAGTAATATAAAAATATTTTTAGAAGTCAGCTTCTAAATCAAATTTTCGTAATTCCATAAAGTCTTGTTTTCCTCCAACATTAGCTTTACTATATTGTGATACACGACTTTCAAAAAAGTTAGTTTTTGATTCTATTGATATACGTTCCATAAAAGGAAAAGGATTTTGTGAGTTCCATATTTTATCATAATTCAATTGTGTTAATAGTCTATCAGCAACAAATTCAATATATATAGACATTAGATCTGAGTTCATTCCCAACATAGAACAAGGAATACTTTCAATTATAAAGTTCTTTTCAACATCTACAGCTTCTTTAACAATTTTATGAACTTCTTCTTGTGATAGTCTATTTTCTAATTTTGAATATAGTAAAATAGCAAATTCAACATGCATTGCTTCATCTCTACTAATCAACTCGTTTGAAAATGATAATCCTTGCATTATACCACGTTCTTTTAGCCAAAAAATACTACAAAAAGCACCGCTAAAAAATACACCTTCTACAAGAGCAAACGCAAGTAGACGCATCGCAAATGTAGACTTAGGGTCTTTATCATTGATCCATTTAAAACACCAATCAGCTTTCTTCTTGATACATGGCATATAATTAATAGCATCAAGTGTTTCGCTTTTTTCCTTAGAATCTTTGAAATATGAATCTATCAATAGAGAGTAAGTTTCTGAATGAATATTTTCCATTGACATTTGAAATGAATAAAAAAACTTTGCCTCGAGAACTTGAACCTCGTTTAAGAATCTTTCTCCTAAATTAATATTTACAATTGTATCACTTGAACTAAAAAAAGCCAAAATATGTTTAATGAAAAATCTTTCATTATCTGTCAGTTTATTAAAGTCTTCTAGATCTTTACTTAAATCTAATTCTTCAGGAGTCCAAAATACACTAACAGCGTTTTTATACATTTTCCACATATCATTATGTTGTATAGGGAATATAGTTAAACGGTCTGAATTCATCAAAATAGGTTCATCAATATCTGTCATATTATACTATATATATATTATATTTTTTATATATATATTAAAAAAAAATTATTAATTTAATTCAGAATTAAAATCAGAATTAAATTGTGAATATGCTGTATTACCTACTACACCAACACCTGTAGCTGCAGCGATAGGTTTAAAAATGATAGATAAAGCAAACCATATCCACGACGAAATCATCATTACAAAACCAAAAATTATCATACCCATACCTATATAATAATATTGATTACCTGTTGTAAAGTCATTTGGATTTAAAGGGTCGTATAGAATTTCAACACTTTGTCCTTTATTAACAGTACTCGAAGAAGTATATTCATTATTATAATCCTTACCATCAACAATATAAGATACTTTTACTTGACATGTTGTAGATGTTGATTTATTATTTTTTTCATTTGTGTTTGTTGCTGTTACACAATCAGCACTTTCAATAACTCCAGGTGTTGTTTTTGTTTTTTTGACATTTATGTCTTTCACCCAAAATCCAACAAGTATCATAATAATAGCTATGAATGTAAATGATAAAGCATATAATCCACTATATATTATACCAATTGTTGCTGATGTATCGTATATAGGTTTTAATACATCCTCGTTTTTTTTAATATCATTAATAACATTTCCAACTAAACCATCACCACCTTTTTTCTTCATTCTAATTAATATTTAGAAATATAAAAATAATAATTATGAAGAACATAGAATACAAGTATCTTCATTTTCGTCTTTGCATTTCATTTTTCTTTTAGCAAAGTCTGGATCAATAGTAAATTGTTGTGTTTTTGCTCTTGGTTTTGTACGAAGATAATATGAACCTGTTTTTAAACCTTTTGAATGTCCATAAAAATGCA